CCCTTTAATCCTAGAGATTACCAACTCGAAGCATTTAAAACTGCAATACAGTATGGTAGACAACTTCTTTTGTCTCCTACGGCGTCTGGCAAGTCTCTAATCATCTATATGTTGGCAAGATACTATGATAAGAAAACAATCATAATTGTACCCACTACATCACTCGTAGAACAAATGGCGAAAGACTTTGAAGAATATGGATATAAAGAAAGAGTATGCAAAATATATAGTGGTCAAGAAGTATTCGATGCACCAATTACAGTCACAACATGGCAGAGTTTCGCCAAGGCACCTAAAGAAGTAATGCAATCATTCGATATGGTTATCGGAGATGAGGCACATCTATTCAAGGCACAAACACTCAAAGGCATCTTAGAGAAGATGAAAACTACTGCAATCAGAATAGGTCTAACAGGTACACTAGACGGAACAGAAGTACATAGATTACAACTAGAAGGACTATTTGGTCCTGTAAAGAAAGTAGTATCGTCATACCAACTCATGGAAGAAGGCACAATTGCAAATTTGAATATTGATTGTGTCATACTCCGTCATACTAAACAAAAGAAAATGTCCTATCAAGATGAGATGGACTACTTAGTATCGCATGAAAATAGAAATGAATTTATATGTAATCTAGTATATTCACTGAAAGGTAATACTTTAGTGTTGTTTCAGTATGTAGAGAAACATGGAGTCTTACTACATAAAAAAATGTTTGATAGATTAGAAGATAAACTACATTATGTATTCGGTGGTACAGATGTAGAAGATAGAGAGAATGTAAGAGAAGTCGTAGAAAAGGCAAGTGATAATGTCATACTGGCGTCATACGGAACATTCTCAACAGGCGTAAACATTAAGAAGATAGATAATGTAGTATTCGCATCACCGTCAAAATCAAGAATAAGAAACTTACAGTCTATTGGTCGTGGTCTTCGTAAGGCAGAAGGTAAGACTGAGATGAGGTTATTTGATATTGCAGATGATTTACAATGTGAAAATCATACGCTAAACCACCTTAAGGAAAGGATAAATATATACAATGAGGAGAACTTTTCTTACGAACTAAAACAATTTGACCTTAAATGACAAGACCAACAGATTTAACACCAAGTAGATACGAAGTTATAAGACTCAAAGACAGTACAGAACTTGTCGGTATGACAAAGGATTGTGGTGATTACTTAGAAATAACTTTACCCATGATATGTCAATTATCTCTCATACCAGGAATTGCAAAAACAAATGCAGTTTTCTATCCATACTCACCCTTGAGTTCAGATGAGAGAGTACAATTACCTAAGACTGAGGTTGTTCATAGAAATACTATGAACCCACAATTTATTCCCTATTATGATAATGCATCGGCAAGATGGTTCGATATGATTGAAAATCAGAGTGTGCCACTTGCAACAGCAGAAGAGAATAAAGTAAGAGATAACCTACAAAGAAAGATGCAAGAGATGATGACTTCATATAGAGAAGACATTGCCTTTGAAGAAGAACTTGAAGATTTCGATGAAGACTTCGATATCGAAAAAACAATTCATTAGGTTTTCAATTTAACTAAATAAGTGCGTATAACGAGTAGTTATATGCATTTATCATTATTATTAATATTATTAAACTGGAGAAACCATGTCAACTGCAATTAGAATTGCGAAGAGCATGGTGGGACGATTCGAAGACCTGAAAGAAGTGCTACCCAGCATCATAGAAGCAATTGAGTTTATGACACTATTGACTCTTCCTGTTTTATTACCTTGGATTATTATATTCATGTCGAAAGGCATCGTGTAAGAATGTCAAAGAGAACCACAGAAAAACTTAAGGACGCAACAGAGGTGGCAACACTTCTGTTCGTCTTTATTATATCAATCGTATCACTAGTACCACAATGAGTTATCAACACCAACTTCCACTCGCACTAAATAAAAATAGAGATGCAACTCCTGAAGAAGTTCAGAAGTGGCACGAAGATGATTTCTTTATGAAAGGGGATTTTGATGCTATGAAACTTTTCGTAGTCATACCCGCCGTCATACAGATAGTCGTATTTGGAATGATGTTAGTTATGTTTTATGTCAATAGTATCGTATTTTAGAACGACTCTTAAACTTTTACTAGGATTAGGAAAAGAGGAAGACGAGTTTGCTGTAACCTATCTAAATGTATTGATAATTGCAATATTGGTAGGGAGTATCTTTACTGTTATACCAGGATTACTTCTTATATGGATCCTGACCCTGGCGACATAGTTATCTTAACATACTATTCCTGATTCCCACAAGGGGGTTTTGAAATTAATTTAAAATTAATTAACTTAAAAAACCACTATCCTTACAACAACTAACCTAGTATAATAAGTACATCATGGCAAAAAACGCAAAACAACAAGAACACTATGTCAACAACAAAGAGTTCACAGCAGCTGTCGCCGAGTTCAACGCAAGTGTAAAACTCGCCGAAGAAGAGGGTAGAACCCCTCCACAAATGTCAAACTACATAGGAGAGTGTATCTATAAGATTGCTACTCGACTATCTACTAGACCAAATTTCATAAACTACACCTACAGAGATGAAATGATATGCGATGGCATAGAAAATTGCATACAGTATATCAAAAACTTCAATGTAGAAAAATCAAACAATGCTTTTGCTTATATAACGCAAATTTGCTACTACGCTTTCTTAAGAAGGATACAGAAAGAAAAGAAACAAGTTTACATTAAGCAACAAGTCATATCAGACATAACACAAGAAACACTGGATTCCATAGACGGCGATACAACTGGAATGGTCAATACCAATGTAGAGTGGATGCAAGACAACATGAATCATGTTGAGTATCAACCACGAAAAACCAAAAGAGAAAAAACAAAGAAAGAAAAAGGTCTGGATAAATTTACTGAATGAAAATAGCGATTCTTAACGACACACATGCTGGTGTTCGTGGCGATATGTTGGAGATGTCCAAATATCAAGGCAGATTCTATGAGGAAGTATTCTTCCCATACTTAGATGAACACGACATCAAACACATATTACACTTGGGCGATTACTTCGACAGAAGAAAGTTTGTAAACTTCGCCTCTCTAAAAGCAAATAGAGACCACTTCATCAATCCAATGTTAGAGAGAGGCATCTCTATGGATTTGATATTGGGTAATCATGATGTCTACTATAAGAATACGAATGAAGTAAATGCACCAGAGTTATTACTATTCGAAAGTGATTCGATTAATATCATACATCATCCCATTGTAAAAGAATTTGACGGAGTTAATCTCGCACTTGTTCCTTGGATTAATAATGAGAACTATGCCGATAGTATAGATTTTCTACTCAGTGCAAATGCAGATACATGTATGGGTCACTTTGAAATTGAAGGTGCATTGATGATGCCAGGCATGACATGTCAACATGGTCTAGACCACACATATCTAAAACGATTTGATAAAGTTTATAGTGGTCACTTTCATCAAAAGTCTGAAGTTAAGAACATCAAGTATCTAGGTTCTCAAATGGAATTCACATGGTCAGATTATGGAGATAACAAATACTTCCATATCTTTGATACTGAAACTAGAGAGATGGAACCAATACACAATCCTTTGACGATGTTCGAGAAAGTATTTTACGATGATAGTAAAGAGACATTTGAAACAATCAGTAATAAAGATTATTCAAAGTACACAGGTAAATTCTGTAAAGTTATCGTAGTAAACAAAGACAATCCATACTGGTTCGATTCGATGGTCGATAAATTACATTCTGCTAATCCTTTGCATGTTGTAGTTGTAGATGACCACAAACATATGGACTTAATGGACGATGATGATATTGAGGGTGTAGAAGACACTCTTACAATATTAGAGAAGTATGTAGACGGTCTTGAGATACAAGGTCAGAAAAAACCACTTCTCGAATTAATGACTTCGTTGTATAATGAAGCACTTGAAGAACATAACTATCTATGATTAATTTTACTAAGATACGATACAAGAATTTGTTATCGTCTGGAAACACATTTACAAACTTTGACCTAGACAGGTCGCAAACAACATTGATTGTTGGAGACAATGGTGCAGGTAAATCTACCTTATTAGATGCATTATGTTTTGTTCTATATGGAAAAGGATTTCGTAATCTAAAAAAAGACCTATTAGTAAACTCTATTAATCAGAAAGACTTATTAGTAGAGATAGAATTTACAGTTGGTAGAAAATCATACAAAGTTATAAGAGGTGCTAAACCAAATAAGTTTGAGTTATATGTCAATGGTACAATGCTCAATCAAGATGCAACAGTTAGAGATTATCAAGAACACTTAGAGAAGAACATTCTAAAGATGTCCTTTCGTTCATTTACTCAAGTTGCAGTATTGGGTTCTGCTAACTTTACTCCTTTTATGCAGTTGAAGTCAGTAGAGAGAAGAAGACTAGTAGAAGACTTACTAGACATTAGTATCTTCTCTACCATGCAAGATATACTTAAGAAGAAAGTCACCCAACACAATATAGATGTCAGAGAAACTAAACACGAAACAGAATTACTAGAAGAAAGAATTAGTGGTCTTAATGAACAGATGAGTCTACTACAAAAGAATCGTGACAAGAAGATTGCGAAGTATGAAAATACAATACAAGAAACTCAGAATAACATAAATTCTGTTATGAAAAGTATTGGTGTAAAACAAGGCGAAGTAAAAGATAAACAGAAGTCTATATCAGATAGAGACCCACAAGGAGATAGACTCAAACAAGCTTTAGATGTAGAGAAGAGACTTGAAGATTCTCAGAAAAAGGCACTTAAAGAAATTGAGTTCTATCAAAACAACGATGATTGTCCAGTATGTAAACAAGGATTAGATGAAGACCACAAGACGAAATGCATTAAAGAAAAATCAGATAAGGTTGCAGAGCTCAAGACGGCAGTTCTTTCAATTGGAGAAACCATTGAAGCATCCAGAAATAGAATGGCGGAAATACAAACAGTCATCGGAGAAATAGAAGAGATTCAAAGAAAGATTGGATTACATCAAACAGAAGTTTTATCTAATCAGAAGTACATAGAAAAACTCAATGGCGAAGTAAAGGATTTACAAAGTGAGATTAATGCTGACTCTGGCGTAAGTGATAGACTTACAAGTGCTGAAGATGATTTAGATAAACTACATACTAAGAAAGAAAGTCTAACAGATAGACAACATTACTTTGACCTTGCAACAACTCTATTGAGAGACCAAGGTGTAAGACAAAGAATCATCAAACAGTATGTACCAGTAATGAACAAGATGATTAACAAGTATCTTGCAAATTTAGAATTCTATGTTGGATTTGAATTGAATGAATCATTCGAAGAAACAATCAAGTCCAGATTTAGAGATGTGTTTAAGTATGATAACTTCTCACAAGGAGAGAAGATGAGAATTGACCTTTCGTTGTTGTTCACATGGAGAGCAGTCGCAAGAATTAAAAACTCAGTAAACACCAACATACTTATACTAGACGAGGTGTTTGATTCTTCTTTAGATTCCCAGGGTACAGATGATTTCTTGAAATTACTGAACTCACTGAATGAGAAGACAAATGCATTTATTATCTCCCATAAAGGAGACCAACTATATGATAAGTTTGAAGAAGTGGTTCGATTTGAGAAACACAAGAACTTCAGCCGTATCGCAATTTCATAAATAAAACTATGTATCAATTAATAGAAGAAGCATCACAAGTATTAAGAACTCCACCTCCGGAGTTTGACTTTGAAAATCCACCAGAAGACCCAGCAGAAATTACCAAGAACTTGGCAGAAGCAATGGAGAAGTTTGGTGGTTTAGGTCTATCGGCAAATCAAGTTGGTTTACCGTATAGATTGTTTGTTATGAGAACTATGCACGAGGGTGACGAAGAGTCTAAAGTTCTTCCTTATTTCAACCCTAAGTTGACTAGAGTATCTCAAGACACGGACTTAATGAAAGAGGGTTGTCTATCCTTTCCAGATTTATTCTTAATGATTAAAAGGTCAAAGACAATCGAATTTACATATCAAGATGAAACAGGTGAAGAGAAAAGTGCTGTACTAGAAGGCATAGGTGCAAGATGTGTTCAACACGAAATTGACCACTTGAACGGTATACTATTTTTACAGAGAGCATCTAGATTAAAACTTGAACGAGCTCAAAAGGCAAGAGTAAAAGAAAGAAAGAAGAGGTTAGAGTATGAAAGAAGAATTGCACTCGCAAGATACTTCCAAGAAATGCAATCCACCAAAGATGATTCAGAATCTAATGACACAGGAACAGTGTCAACAGATGATAGAGTTTCACAAGAGTCATAGACACTTAACAGCAATTGGTGATGGGTCTGATTACACAGGTATCAGACTTATGCATATTCAGAATAATTTAATAAGAAAATGGATTGCCGAAGTCATGGTCAATCTCATAGGCGAAATAAGAAAGATATCAGACCAAGTTGTATTTCCTGAAATGGTGGGTATTAATGAATGGCCAATAGGCGGAGTTCAAGCACCACATTTAGATACATATTCAAATCAACAGATGAACGCCGGAACACACGAAGAGAAACCTGCTAGAGAATGGACTTGTATTCTTTATCTCAATGATAATTTTAAGGGTGGTAGAACTTATATACCAGACGGAGAAGTATACGAACCAGAAACAGGTTCAGGCCTTTTATTTCAAGGCATCTACATTCCACATGGTGTTGAGAAAGTTAGAAGACACCCACGACATACAGTCGCAATGTGGTTCACCACAGACATCGATAGAACCATGCCTTTATATCCAGTCGATGACCTAAATCTAAACGAAGACAATATTCGAAATACCTAGGGGTTGACAGCGACCCTAACTTTTTGTTACCATACTCCTGAATCAAAAAAGGAGAAGAAATGGGACATCCAACAGAAACACAAATAATGAATAAACTCATAGAGATTGGAGACAATCTTGAGAGCAAGCTCAATCAATTAGAATCTTTAATAGACAGTATAGATTCCAAAGTCAGTTCACTTGAAAGTGATGTGGGTTCAATCGAATCAATCGTAAACAGTATCGAATCAACAGTAGACAACCTGTAGGGGTTGACAATGACCTTCACTTTTTAGTAGGATATAAACATGACAGAAAAACTTAAAAACCAAAAAGACTCTCTCGCAAGATTAATGGCAACAGAAAATCTTACGATTGTACATAAAAAAATACCGACTGCATACTTTGATGTTAAGAATAGGGTACTTGCTTGTCCTACTTTCAAAGATGATATTTCTCCTGAACTATATGACTTGTTCATGGGACACGAAGTTGGTCATGCACTGAATACTCCTTACGAGGGACTTCACTCTACACTAACTGAGAATAGAACTCTTAAGGGTTATCTTAATGTTGTAGAAGATGTGAGAATCGAAAAGGCAATCAAACAAAAATATCAAGGGTTGAGAACTTCTTTCTTTAAGGCATACAATGAACTTATGGAAAAAAACTTCTTCGGCATCAAGGGTAGAAACTTACAAGAACTTGCATTGATTGACAAAATCAATCTTATTACTAAGTGTGGTTCTAGAGTCAACATCAAACTAAATGACACCGAACAAGAATTCTTGCAAATGGCAGAAGACTGTAAGACTTGGGAAGAAGTTGTTGAATGTGCAAATTCAATCTACGAATACTCTAAAGAAAATGAAGAGAGAGATGAAGAAGACGAAAAACTTTCTAAGATGCAAATACCTGAATCAGAAGATGGCGATGAAGAAGACGAGACTGAATCATCTCCAATGAGTGGTGAAGAGTCAGATGATGAACCAGAGAGTGAAGAAGAAGAATACAAATCAAATACAGAGGGTGACATAGAAGAAGAGGGTGATAAAGTTGAAGAGACTCTTGTAGAATCTGGCGCCAAGGGTGGCAAGTTCGATGGCAAATATGATGAATTAGATGGCGCCAGAGAGTCAATCACTGAACACTATGCACATAATAATGAAGATGATTTTGTTGACGAAAAGGCAAACATCAAAACTAATATTGATTTGAGAACTAGATTCAAAAGTACTGATATAGATGCAATGATTTATGACAACAAACAAATTACATCTGATTGGCAGAGTTGGTTTGCTGGTGTTGACTATGACAAGTTGATAAAAGAAGACCCAAGATACTACACTGAAGAGAGAAAACAAGAAACTGTCAACGAGAGAAGTAATACTTTAGTTCTTGGTAAACATTACAGAAAACATCTTCAAAACAAAAACAAAAAGATTGTTGCCCATATGGCAAAAGAGTTTGAGTTAAGACAAAATGCACATAGAAGTGCAAAGGCATATACAGGCACTAGTGGTGACCTTGATATGAATAGACTTGCTAAGTATCAGATTGTAGATGATATCTTCAAAAGAGTCACTTACATTCCAGATGGCAAGAACCATGGTGTCAATGTTTTACTTGACTGGTCTGGTTCTATTCACAACGAAGCTGCTGACATGTTAGAACAATCAATTATACTTTCAGAGTTCTGTAGAAAAGTAAACATTCCTTACAGAGTATATCTCTTCTCAGATTCTATTGTAAGACAAGACAGATATGACTACTCAAGTGGCAAGGCAAAACTTGTTGAGATTATGTCTAACGAAATATCTAATAGAAAATATTCAGAGATGTTAGATTACTTATCTTGTATCCTTGTTGGGTACATGCACAATGAACTTCATGATTGCTGGGCTGGTTCACCGAAAGGTCAGAAACTAATCGAAGAGTACAATTCAGTATTCAGTTCTATTCAAGAATGGGAATCAGGTACTTCATATTGGGGTGATTCAAGATTCTCAAGATACTGCTGTCCTGATAATTACAGATTGGGTGGTACACCACTTGACGAATGTTTAGTTGCTATGAGAAAATTCTTACCAGAGTTCAACAGACAGTATGGTATTGAGAAATCAATTCTAACAATCATCACCGATGGGTTCAGTTTCAGAAGTGACTTCTTTGACGAATCAGAAGTTGAGTCTGCTGACTATAAGGCTCAGGCAGGCGATGATTACTACTGGTCTGCTCAGAGAGAGAGAAGTTTCATTGACCCATACATCAACAAGAACTTCCTTTACACGACTAATTCAAGATATGGTAGAAACGACTTCGAGAAAACTCAAAACATCTTAGAGTGGTTATCAGAAACTTGTAATGTGACCGTGACTGGTTACTTTGTCTTCACCAAGAAAAGAGACTTTCAACAAATGGGTGAATACATTATACCAAACTTTTGGGAAGAAGTTGATGGGTTGTGGAGAGATATGAGAAAATCAGGTGTAGTAGTTGACACCAAGGGTTACAACAAATTGTTCTTGACCACTGCATCTAATCTTGCTACGACAGGCGAAGATGAACTTGGCGAAGAGTTCATTGGTGCAAACAAAAACAGAGTGACTGCCGCTTTCAAAAGAAATCAGAAAGGCAAGTCAACATCAAGATTTCTAACTAACGAATTTATAAAGGAGATTGCATAATGGAAATGATAGGTACTATTAATATTGATAAATTTCAAGACGCCATACAACAGGTCGGTAAAGGACCTTGCGTAAAGTTTGATTGCCCTAGGCAAAAGGCTTGTGGCGAAGAAGAGGTTGAATGTAAGGCATTTAGGTTTTGGGTTAACAACGACTCATACACCACAATGAGAAAAGGTCAGAAGACCTCTATTGCAATTGACATGGAAAGATTACTAAAAGAAATTGAATAGGGTTGACAATGACCCTAACTTTTTGATAGGATAATAACTGATGAGAAATAAAACTACTTTAACGGAGACAAATTATGAGTAAGTGGACATACGACCCAACAGAGTCGATAAATCTGGGAGATAAAAATTTCCACCTGACACCTGACAGGAAAGAATTCATTCAGGCATTAAAGGAGAAATATCCGAATCAATTGCAATTCTCGAAAGAGCAGTTCAATTCATTGGGCCATTTTCCATACTGGTTGAAATCAAACAGGTACAATTTTAAAGATGGTGCTGTTTTCAATCTAACACCAATCCTTGCGATTGATAATAACGGTACGACTGTTGCAGTTTCTAAACCAGAACCTTTAACAGTTCCAAAAGTTGCACCTCAAGTTCAACAAATGCCAGTTGCCGCTGCTACTGCTTCGGTCAACATGATTGATGATAATGTAAAAATCATTCCAGAAAAAATGCCAAACTATGTACCGTTTGGTCATGCTAAAGATGTCAAGAACATAATCAAATCTAAAATGTTCTTCCCTTTCTTTGTGACTGGTCTTTCAGGTAATGGTAAAACATTAATGATTGAACAAACTTGTGCTCAATTGAATAGAGAACTCTTCAGAGTCAATATCACTATTGAGACAGACGAAGACGACCTAATGGGTGGTCACACTTTGCAGAATGGTAACATCATCTTCAGAGAAGGTCCAGTTATCAAGGCAATGAGAAAAGGCGCTGTATTACTTCTTGACGAAGTAGACTTAGGGTCTAACAAAATGATGTGTCTACAATCAGTTCTTGAGGGCAAAGGTTACCTTATCAAGAAAACTGGTGAGTGGGTCACACCGACACCAGGGTTTACTGTTGTCGCTACTGCCAACACCAAGGGCCAAGGGTCTGAAGATGGCAAGTTCATTGGTACTCAAATCATGAATGAGGCGATGCTTGAAAGATTCGCTATCACTATGCAACAAGAATATCCACCAGTGACTACTGAGAGAAATATTCTGAAACAAGAAATGGCTTTGACTGGCGATGTCGATGAAGACTTCGTTAAGAAACTAGTTGATTGGGCTGACATAATCAGAAAAACTTATTATGAAGGCGCCATTGATGATGTGATTACAACAAGAAGACTTGTTCACATTGTCAGTGCTTACAAGATGTTTGGTGACAAACTCAAGGCGATTACAATGTGTATTTCAAGATTCGATGAAGAAACTAGAAATGCTGTTCTAGACCTCTACACCAAAGTTGACGATGGTGTTCATTTAGAAAACCCTGTTGACGATTCAGAGTCTTCAGAGTATAATGATTAATATGGGTTTATTTACTAAGTCAACTAACACCAAAAGTGGTATTGACTACAAATACAATGAGGGAGAACTTCTAAAGGAGTTCTCTTCTTATGTAGACTCAACATATGACCAACACTACAGTCTGAACAAATATCAGGCAACTGAATTCATTATGGATGCAGGACACGGTGAAGGTTTCTGTATTGGGAATATTTTAAAGTATGCCCAACGATACGGCAAAAAAGGTGGGAAAAATCGTGCCGACCTTTTAAAGGTAATTCATTATGGATTCCTTGCATTGAACAATCACGATAAATTAATGCTTGAAGAAGCAGGCTATAAAGGAGACAAGAAATGAAAATTTCAAGTGAAACAAAGGCGATATTAAAAAACTTCGCTACTATTAATTCAGGTATCAAAGTTGATTCAGGTAATCAACTTAAGACGATATCTAACATGAAGAATATACTGGCAGTCGCAACGATACCAGAAACATTCGACAAGTCATTTAGTATCTACAATCTAGTAGAATTTCTAGGTGCAACAAGTCTAATGGAGAATCCAGACTTCAACTTCAACGAAGCTTCGTTGGCGATTGCAGATGCTGATACATCTCTAACATATTTCTATGCCTCAGAGGGTATGGTCACTTCACCAGAGAAGATGATTACCATGCCAGATGCAGAGATTAGTATTGACTTAACTTCTACACTTCTAACTGAATTGCAAAAGGCAGCTTCAGTATTAGGTGTAAATGATTTAGTTCTTACATCCGATGGTACTAAAATCGAGATGCAAGTGACTGATAAAAAGAACACAACTTCAAATACATTCAGTAGAACTGTAGGCGAAGGCAATGGTGCAACATTCACAATGAACTTCAAGATTGAGAACTTGAAAGTTTTAGATGGCAACTATACAGTTGCAGTATCTTCTAAAGGCATCTCACACTTTAAGAATAAAGATGTAGATTTAGAGTACTTTATTGCTTTAGAACCAGATAGTTCTTACAGCGCTTAACATATATATTATGTGTGAAACAGCGCCAGTCTCCGCTACTTTCATGGGAGTATTAGAATCTCATCATCAATGGTCTAATACACGAACACTCGGAGGGGTTTGTTCTCTTTAATTATGAATACAAATGAATTTTTATATGTAGAAAAGTATCGTCCCACTATCATTGACGATACTATACTACCAAAAGGCGTTAAGAAAACATTCAAAGAGTTTGTTTCTAATAACGAAATACCAAATCTGATGCTCTGTGGTTCACAGGGAACAGGCAAAACAACCGTCGCTAAGGCACTCTGTAATGAGTTAGGCGCTGATTTCATTGTTATCAATGGCAGTGACGAAGGCCGACTTATCGACACTTTGCGAACTAAAATCAAAAACTTTGCATCTACTGTATCTCTTGCCGGTGGTCCTAAAGTTGTCATTCTTGATGAGGCAGATTATATATCTGCTGATTCAGTTCAACCGGCATTGAGAAACTTCATAGAAGAGTTCTCAAGTAATTGTAGATTTATCTTTACATGTAATTACAAGAATAGAATCATTGCACCTCTACATAGTAGATGTACTGTAATCGATTTTTCTATACCTAAGAGTGAGAAACAAAAACTCGCAATGGGTGGTCTTGATAGATTAAAATCTATATGTGACAATGAGGGTATCAAGTATGATGAAAAGGTATTAGTAGAACTTATACTAAAGTTCTTTCCAGATTTCAGACGATGCATCAATGAAGTACAACGATATGGTGCAAGTGGTGTAATCGATAGTGGTCTACTAGCGACATTATCAGAAGAAAAACTTACACCTCTCATTGATATGATTGAAAAGAAAAACTGGACTGCCATGAGAAAATGGGTTGCTCAGAATTCTGATAATGATTTCAATGGTTTATATCGTAAAGTTTTCGATGCACTTGAACAAAGATTAGAACCAAGTTCTATACCTGCAGCTGTTTTGTTCATTGCTGATTATCAATACAAGGCTGCATTTGCAATGGACTCAGAAATCAACTTCACTGCATGTCTCACCGAGATTATGTCAGAGTGTAGATTTAAGTGATTGAAATACTTATATGGAGTCTAATAGTAATTACATGGTTGTCAGTAGGACTTCATGTGATAAAAGAATACATACGATTTAACGGAGAATGAAATGAGTAAGATTCAACCAATGATGAAAAAACCAAGTTTATTCAGAAGAACTGCATTTGCCCTTGTGAATGGGTGGCGAAGAGTTATGGATGTAAGATACAATCCTTTAAAGTATATACCTGACCCAAGTTTACAAACTTACTTTATGTTAGTGTTGTTTACTGTATGGTCAGTGTTTTTTGGTTTCTTGGCGGCAAACTATCTAGGTTTCTTTAACTACAATACAGTAGCAAGTATTGTTATACATTGTGCAATTCTATTACCTTTGGCATTTACCAATGCAATCTTTATTGATGCAGAGAGAGATGGTTCTAATTGGTTAAAAGAATGGCAAGAAGAGAGAAGTAGATATAAGTTAGTTGTAAATAGACTTAAAACTAAAAACCTAACAATCTGGAATCCAAACGAAGAAGCATAATGGGTAAATTAAGACAATGGTTAGCAAGATGGTTTGATTACCACTTAGAGAAAAGTTTACAAAGACAAGCCGATAAAATATGGCGGGAGAGTAGAGACAATGACAGAACATAACGAGAGAGTAGAACGACAAAGACTGTTATTAGAAGCAGAGAAATGGTCAAGTGGTGTTAAATCTATTCATGCACATTCTTTTACTTCAATGTGGTACGACAACAGAAACAATGATGGTTCAGTGATGGACATTGAATATAACAACGGTGTTGTGCAAAGAACAATAAAGTCAAGTGGTGAGATTATTTACTTTGGTGAAGCTCTCACTGGTCAAGCACTAGTTGACTCTTACATAAGAAACACTTAAGTGGCAAAACGAAATCCATTCGACTTCGTTAAGTCGGTCTCTTACGACAAAAAAGATATCATGGTTGATGATATCGAAGAGAAAGCATATCAACCTTTCCTAATCAATAAGGCATTATCTTACCACCAAGATGCAGTCTTTCTAGTAAACGAGATGAACACCAGACATTCGACTGAGGGTCGTCTTCAATACTTGTTTTTCATAAATACTCTTAGAAAAAGGCAGAGATTTTCGAAATGGCATAAACCTTACGAGAGTAAGAAATTAGATACAGTGAAGAACGCCTTTGGTGTATCCTCACAACGAGCCAAAGAATATCTAGAACTTTTAAATGATAAACAGTATCGTGACTTGAAAGACAGTATGAAAATTGGTGGAAAGAATAATGGATGACAATTTAGAATCAGTAAAAGATTTAGTAGAAATAACATTTCCTGAAAAGGACGACTTCTTAAAGATAAGAGAAACCCTATCTAGAATTGGCGTAGCGTCAAGAAAAGAAAAAGAACTTTTTCAGTCATGTCACATACTACACAAAAGGGGCAAGTATTACATTGTCCACTTCAAAGAGTTATTCAAACTCGATGGTAAACAATCAAACTTTGACGAATCAGATGTTGCAAGGCGCAACACCATAATCGATTTATTGAGACAATGGAGTCTTGTCAAGGTACTTGACCCAAAGAGAATTGAAGAACCTAGAGCACCACTTTCTCAGATTAAGGTTATACCTTACAAAGAGAAACAACAGTGGAAACTCACACAAAAGTACTCAATAGGCACTAACATATCATAAATACCTCTGTTATAAATCAATTAATAACAGGAGTATTATATGTTGGAATTTCTTCAATGGATAATTGCTTGGGTACAAGTGTTACCCTGGTTAGTAATGGGTGCATCATTAATTGCAGCTCTTACACCTACACCAGTTGATGATGGCATAGTCAAGAAAGCTTACAAAGTACTTGATTGGGTCGCATTAAATGTTGGTAAAGCAAAGGACTAAAAAGTTCTATAAAACCCCCTAGACAAATACACGAAACTTCGATATACTGGAGTCTCATAATTTGATAGGAGTATATTATGGAATACGCAATTGCAATTGTAGTGTTATTTGTTATTGTTTACGCTTATTTCAATAGAGATAACGAAACAACTACAACAACGGTGGCTCCACCTCCGGTTAGAAAACCAAGAGTAGTGAAACCAAAAGTTGTTGCAGATAAAAACAATAACGGTATTACATCTAAGGCTGAACTTAAGACATTAACTAAAGTTCAACTATTAGAACTTGCTGATAAAAAATCACTGAAAGTAAAAAGAAGTGGTTCGAAAGCAGCTGTAATTACCGAAATACACTCGCAACTGAAAAATAATAATGATTCTGATGGTGATGATACCGAAGAAGAATAATTATTAGTCCTACCAGGACACGAAAGGGACTCGTTAGAGTCCCTTTTTTTTAGCCCTTAGGAAAAGACAATTTGTATAAATAACAGTATGGAAGAGATTTTTAATCTAATAGGTGAAGTGGGTGCTCCGATTGCTGGTTCAGTAGTAATGGGGTTCTTTATATTCATAGTTATTAAACAGATACTTGAGGGTGTAGTTGATTCTATTTCCACACTTACAATGTTCTGTAAATCTTTAGAAAATCGAGCAAGAACAATGTCTAACGAAATGATTAAGATAGATTTACTTGTATCAAGTGCTTTAGAGTTGAGACCAGACATAGAGAGAATTGCGAGAGCTGAAAACTTCATAGAAGATGATAAGCTCGATGTCAGGAGAGACTGATGGACATTGCACAATTAATCTCCGATTTCGGATTTCCCATTGTGATGGCAGTAGGACTCGGTTATTTCATATATTACATTTGGTGGTTTGTAGGTGAAAAACTAGAACCCGAAATTGAAAAAATGCACTTTCAATTAATTAAAGTAATAGACCAAACAAGAATGTTAGACCAAGACTTAATAAGACTACAACAAAAAGTAGATGTAGTTTTAGAGATGAAAGAGAATGCCAAAAAGGAAGAGGTGAAAAAGAAATGAAATTATTACAAATCATATTCTTAGTTTCAGTATTCTGTATTAGCGAAAGCGTACAGGCTGATATAAAACATAAATTTAAAAACCCTAGTTTCAGTGGAATAGGCACAGCATCACATTACCTAACCGTTGAGAACCAAGAGTTTACAAGAAAAAAAGAAATAGAAGATGCACTTGAATCTGCTAGAAAGGCAGCTGAAAGGGCAGAAGACAATACAACCATGGCCAAATTTATTCGTAATTTAGAATCACGAATTTATGCTCAAATGGCAAAACAATTGGTTGAGTCTATGTTTTCGAATGACGGTTCAGTTAGATTTGGTTCATTTAGTTTAGAGGGCAATGTTGTCACATATGAAGTAATGACTAACGAAGATGGTTCAGAATTTATACGAATGACAATTGTTGATTCCGATGGAACAGAAACAGTTATTGAGATACCAATCGGAACAGGAAACTTTGGACAAGACTCAGATGGAACTGGTTAAATATTTACTCACCTGCGTACTTTTACTATCTGGATGTGCATCTGTTCCAAAGTGGTCAGACAACCCAGCAGATTGTGCCTATGAGACAGGAAGATTTGATGAGGGTTTCGGCAGAGATGTTGTCACAGGTGTCGCAAAGGCATGGTCTAGAAATTACATATGTGTAGAAAATGCTACTGTAATTAATCTACCTTCACATTTAGAACTACTGAATTTGCCTAAGGCAAAAGAAAGACCTACTGTTGCAGTTTATAATTTTATAGATAAGACTGGTCAAAGAAAGGCAGAAGATAATCTCGCATCATTTTCTACTGCTGTGACACAAGGTGCAACCGAAATGGTTATTGATGCACTTAAAACGGCAGGTAAAGGAACATGGTTTAGAGTTGTTGAAAGACATGGCATAGACAACTTAGTAAGAGAGAGACAAATCATTCGTTCTGCTAGACAAGACTTTGCTAAACAACAAGGCGAAGACAAGTTTCAAAATTTACAACCCTTACTATTCGCAGGTATGATAATAGAGGGTGGTATAATAGGTTATGATTCCAATTTATTAACTGGTGGTCGAGGCGCAAGGACACTAGGAATTGGAGTTAGTAGACAGTATCGTCAAGATGCTGTCACGGTTAGTATGAGAGCTGTTTCAGTTCTAACAGGTGAAGTATTATTGAATGTCCAAACAAGAAAGACTATCCTTTCTTATGGTTCAGGCGGCGATGTATTCCGATTCATTGAAGAAGGTACACAATTGCTAGAGTTCGAGGACGGAGTGGGTAATAATGAGTCAGTGACATATGCGGTACGAACAGCTATTGAGGCTGCCGTACTGGAATTAATCTACCAAGGGCATGATAGGGGTTTTTGGAAAATAGAGGAAGGTCATAGACACCCACACAATAGTGATGGTGTAAATGATTTACACTCAATAAAAGGAGAAGAAAATGAATAAAATTTTAAGTATTTTATTACTAATGTCGACACCATTCGTTTTCGCAGCTGCAACTGATGATAATGAGATTATGATAACACAAGTTGGTGATACTCTAAAATTATATGTTGACCAAGTTGGTTTTGGTAACAAAGTAGGACTAAACGACTTTTCAAGTGGTTCTGGTTCAAACATGACCATTACTGGTGTGACTTTGGATTTCAACATAGATATGATAGGTAACAAGAACTTGTTATTCGGACCTCTCGTTGCCGATACATCGAACTACGCTATATCGATGACTGGTGATTCTAACGCTATTGACTGGAACATAGGTTCTACAGGTAGTTCAGATGATTCAGACATCAATTTCGCAATGACAGGCGATTCGAATACATTCGATATCGACCAAGGTGCTGTTGCAAGTGCAGAGAGATTAAATGCGGATTTAGTTCTCATTGGAAGTAGTAATGTTTTTGATATTGATTGGGAATCAGATGATGTCACATGGAATTTCGATGTGACTGGTTCTAGTTCTAATTTCAATACATTGCAAAAAGATGGTTCACAAACACTTAATTTTGATTTTACAGGAGACAGTGCTGATGTTGATATCACTCAGATATCAGGCACATGTGCAGCTTCTGGCGGAGGGTGTGCAACACCTAATGCAAATGTCAATCTTAATGTAAACAGTGACAATGCGATTATTCAGATTACACAAAAAGATTCCGGCAGCGATAGTTAGTTTCTTTTTATTATTCGCTGGTGGGTTCAGCTGGGCTGAGCCCATTGGCGGTGTAATTGAATCTACAGGTGTCACATCTGTAAAAAGAGAGCAGGACAGAATTCTAACAGATGTCGGTACAGACATCAACATGTATGATGAAGCAGAGACTGCCAATGGGCGTATGCTCATACAATTTTTAGATAATGAAAAATTGAGTTTAACAGAAAACTCACTCGTTTACATAGACGAGGCATATTACGACCCCGACCCAAGTTTATCCAAAATGTCAATACGAATGGCACGAGGCACAGCACGATTCGCCTCGGGTGGTGGTTCAAGAATTAAAAAACAAAATGTAGATGTATCTACTCCTACAGCCAATATCACAATGAGAGGGACAGATTTTACAACCACCATTGATGAGTTGGGAAGGACTATGGTAATCTTACTTCCGGATGAAGATACAGGTGAATCATCTGGAGAAATACTAGTTTATAATGACGGTGGTGAAGTTGTTTTAAATCAACCATATCAGGCAACTACTGTTGCATCGTTTGATTCATCACCAACTACAGCAGTCACGGTTCAAGGTATTACACCGAGTCTGATTGACAACATGTTCATCGTAAATCCGCCTTCGGAAATACGAAATGCGATGGAAGAATCCTATCAAGATGAAAACTATGATGACCAAGGTCTATTAGATGTAGACTTCTTAGAGTTCAATGAACTTGAGGGAGATGCTTTGGCCGATACGACTGAAGATTTATCATTTTCAGAGTTGGACATAGATTATTTGGATGTGGATTTTTTACAAGACTTATTAGATGTTATAGAAGAATTAGAGAGAACCACGGTATCGTTAGGTTCCAAAAGTAGTTCGGGTACTGAATTAGCTGGGTTTGCACTTAAAGGTGCCTCACAAGGTTTCAACAAAGATTCTCAGTTTAATGTTTTCGAACAAGACGGAGACTTAGTTTTCTTTCGTGATGTCCAAGGAGTCATAAATATAATTATAACAAGTGGTGGTTCAGGTATTATAGATGCCGAAGTTCCAGGATACTCAGGTGTCATGACATTTGGAGATGGAGATGGAATTACAATTGTTATACGACAAGATTAAGGAGAGATTTATGAGCATAAATATTGACTTTACTAAACTAAGACAATGGCATGAAAACCTAACATGGGAAGTTGCCGACTATTTTGGTTTAGATGAATATGAAATGTTATGGGTGTCATACACCGAGGGATTAATTTTAGGATTATTATTATGGTGGATTTTTTAAACAAATTAAAAAATAAATTTTACAAATACTGGATACTACCATGGGGTGCTTGTTATCTCATGGTATTTCCTGTATACGCTGATGACAATGTTATATCTATTGAACAAAGCGGAGATAATTTTGAACTAGGTATAGAACAAATTGGTTTCGATAATGAAATTAAAATGTTAGATGCTAATTCATATATTAATGCTTCTAGTCTAGGTGTGTATATGGTTCAATACAACATACACAATACATCATCAAGTTATACTTATCCCAACTCAATTGTATTTGATGAGGTCAGTGGTACTGGTAACAAAATGAAACTTGGTCAAGGCATTACTTGGGATTCACTAGACTCCGAAACAAATTTAGATTGGAGTCATGATGGTAGTGAAGGTGGCGGACACGAGATAGACATTACAATGTATGGCGACTATAACAAATTAGCAGTTCAACAAACAAATCAACATAATGCATGGGATGGTCATAACTTTGATTTGCATTTAGCAGGTGACCATAACGAAGTTCAAATCAAACAACAAGGCAATGGTGTAAAAACTACAAACTTAACAATCTACAATGATTATAACGATGTGTATGTCCGTCAGAAAGGAACTAGTGCAAATCACACTGCAAATATAACTCTTGATGGTTTATATGGAACAGACTTAACATTATTACAATTTGGTACTAGTGGTACTCAGTCTTATACTATATCAGTCGATTGCATGACAGTCGGTGGTTGTAGTACATCGGTGACCCAACAATGAGTGAATGTCCACCTGAGTTTTACGAGTGTCTCACTGAAGAAGAGTATGACGACATATTAGAACTCTTTGAAGAGAACGATATGGTCATGCCTGAATCTTTGGGTGATGTAGAAGCTGCATCTGATTTCGTTTGGCAAGTTCTCTTCCTAACACCAATAGAACTTATTTACATAGGTTTTACAATGACTGTTCTCGCTACTTATGGACTGTCTATATACTATATCTATAAACGAATACAGAAGAAATTCTCATGAACACAATCGACATGATACCGTATTCTTTTAAAAAAGACTTTATCTTAGTCTGTTCTTTAGGACTAAACATAGGTTTTATTATCGGTTTAATATTATGAATGAAGCGAATCCATTTTCAAAAGATGCACGAGAAAGGACCATCGCAATGGTTAACGAATATCGTAGAAAGAAAAAACAACAATGGTGGTCAAGTTTCTGGTCAACAGTTCTTGCAATATCACTCATTGGTGTTTGTCTATACATATTCTTTTTTGCGTGGCCCACAATTGAATAGTGCCACAAAACAGATACAGGAGATATCGACTACTCGAATGGAAAAAGGGTAACCTGATAGATATCTATGTATAATTGGAAAACTGTACTTATAACCATCATTGCACTCGTGGGCATAAAGATATGGTCGCCTTATCTAATAGATAATGTTAGATGGTCTTACTTCGATGTTCTACATCAACAAAAAGAAAAAGTGATAGTAGACGACATACTACTGGTCAACATAGATGAAAAGGCAATAGAGAAGTACGGTCAATATCCTTTCCCTAGAGACATATACGCAGATACATTATGGGAAACACATCACTCAAATACTCATGTATTCAATATACTATTCGCAGAAGAAGATAGATTCGGTGGTGATGAAGTCTTTGCAGAGGCACTAGAAAACAGATTAACGATATTATCATCAGCACCAACAATTCAAAAAGAATCAGGCAACGCACCATTTGTAAATACATCTGTATTCGGAGATGGTAATATACAAGACCATGTATGGAACTTTTCAGGTTTAGTAAGTCCCCGAACCGAATTACAAAACTCAGCTTGGGGTATGGGCGTGACAGTTGCCACACCACCTGTGGCGAATACACCAAATTTTGACGGAACAAACAGAGCGATTCCGCTAGTCATCCAGGCAAATGGTCAATTATATCCAAGTTTAGGATTCGAAGTTCTCAGAGCATACTATGACCAACCCAATTATCAAACTAGGGTAACTGCTGATGCAGGTATTGAATGGGTTAAAATGGGAAGAGACAAACCAATAGAGACCACATCAAGTGCAGACTTGATGATTTCGTATTGGAACGAATTCGAATCTATCTCATTTGCAGACTTGCAAGATTCTGATATAGAAGGAAAGATTCTAGTCTATGGACTAACCGCTGAGGGGTTATCTATTCCAGTTTCAACCCCAATGGGTGTAATGTATCCTCACGAAGTTCAAGCACACCTAATCCAAACCGTTTCGTCAGGAGTTCAAATACATGTATCCGAGACTCTTGAAATGCTCGAGACTTTTCTTCTTCTGTTAGTCCTTCTAGGAATACTGGTATCGGTCTACAAACTTCCCACAGCCTTCTCGGCGATAGTCTCTGTAGGGTTCGTTTTACTTCAGGTGGGGTTAAGTCACTATTTGTGGTTTTACAATCTCGTTCTTTTCGATATCTTCTGGTCATCGTTAAGCTCCGTTGTTGTTTTCGGACACGCTTCTTTTAACCAATACTATACTACTTACCAACTCAAAGAACAAATTAAGAAGCAGTTCCAAAAGTATTTATCTCCTGACATGATTGAAGAACTACAAAAAGACCCAAGTAAACTTAGACTTGGCGGAGATAGAAGAGAGATGACTTTCATGTTTATGGACATAATCGGATTCACTCCCATAAGCGAACACTATATGCAGAAAGATGATCCAGAAGGTTTAGTAGAACTCATTAATAAGTTTTTAGATATGCAAACTAAAATCATACTAAATAATAGTGGAACCATAGATAAGTATATGGGGGATTGCATAATGAGTTTTTGGAATGCACCACTTGATTGTGAAAACCACGCAGACCTTGCCGTAAAATCAGCACTAGAAGTCCTAGATGCAACAAAGGAATTAAATGAAGAACTTAAACCTCTTAACCTGCCTCCTATTAATGTGGGCATCGGTATCAGTTCAGGCGAATGTATTGTCGGAAACATGGGTTCCGAACTTAGATTTGACTATTCCGTCATCGGAGATGCCGTCAACTTGGGCGCTAGACTCGAAGGCCAAACAAGAAATTATAATGGGGTGGACTTGTTGTTATCAGAAAGAACTTATCAACTATGTCCAGACAGAGCATTCACTAGAGTTGATAGAATTACAGTTAAAGGAAAATCAGAACAAGTCACAATTTACACTATCTGACCCAATCACAACTAAGCAGTGGATTACATTTACCACACTACAACTTGCAGATATCTATACAACTTATCGTGGACTTAAATACAATTGTGTTTATGAAATAAATCCAATTGTTGGTGAACAACCATCAGTACCACAAATGTTTCTTGTTAAAACACTTGTTCTCATACCTGCAATCAATTCTGATATAGAACGACAGACTCTAGAACCAAAAACTATGAATAATATAAATCTTTTAATGGCATTAGTTGTAGGCAACAACTACAATGTATGGCACAGAGCAGAAAAAAACTGTGGAAGAAGATGATAATAATAACTGGTACAAAAAAAGATAACAGAGTATCTTTTCTTGTATACAATGATAATTTTGAACTACAATTGGTCAAACCCTACACTCCTGAATTAGATGACTTGTCAGTTGAAGGAATGAAATCAGGCAAAAACACCAGACCAACCTTTAGACCCTTTGGCATAACTTATGATGAAGATAATATTTACATTGCAAATCATACTAAAATAGGTATCTACGATATCAATGATTACACATTCAAAGGTCTATTACCTATTACTAGTTTTTTTAACACGCATCAAATATTAAAGAAAGACAATATCATGTATGTTGCGAATACACACGAAAACTCAATTGGTATACATAATTTAGATGACGGCAGTTCATTCTTTAAAGTTCTTCCTAAAAAATCTCATTGCAACAGTCTATTTTTTAAAGATGAGTTATACTATGTATTTCACAATAGAAATCTAAAACCATCTGAGTTTTATAGAGGAGATACTAAGATAAAGGAATTAGGAAGAAAATGTCATAACATAATTGTTGATGAACATTTCTATACTATTGATACAGGTGCCTATGAACTAGTCATTGATGACGATAGATATTTCATTAATAAGGGTTTCTGTAGAGGTTTAGCAAAAAGAAATGGAAAACTTTTAGTTGGCAATAACGAAGGAGATGTTGCGTCTGTTTTTGTTTTTGATATAGAAAATAGAGTATTTGATAATCAAATAAATATAGAACACCTAGATAAAATTACAGATATAAAATGCATTTAGATAAAATATTTTACACTCCTTTTCTGAGTCATAAATTTCCAGATAACACTGAGTTAAACAAAAACTTGATTGATGAAATTGAACAAGAAAAACTCCTTGCGCCAGATGGTGACACACGAAGTTTTGCTTCTACACCCAATAACACTTGGCAATCGAACACTAAGATGCAACATACTTATCATAGTTTTAGAACTTTAACTCGTCAGATAGACGATTTACTCCTAGAAGAAGAGATGCAAGTATCAGCCTGTTGGGCTAATCTTATACATGGAGCTGGTGGATTTTCTTTTCCACATACTCATAACAGTAAAAAAAACGAAATAAGGGGTTCGGTTTCTACCAAAATGACTGCTGTATATTTTCCAAAGGGTCTAGTAGAAAAAGATAATTTCATGAAAAGTAGATATAGTAAAGACGAGGGAGATTTAATTCTCTTTTCTCCAAACTTTGCATATAAAAATTCTCATACTGATGTTTTAAGTATAAGTGTAGTAGAATCTTTATTGGTTTTATTTCCCAATAATATAACACATATGGTTAAACCTATGCAGACAAATACAAAAAGATATTCTATAGTTTTTACACTTTCTACACCTAAACAAAAGGGAAAATATGAATCGCTTTTCTAAAAATACTTCAGAAATAGATGCCGTTGTTGCATTTTCTGGCGGAGTGGAATCTACATCACTTCTACAATATCTTTGTGATAACAAATTAAAAGTGGCTGCAATATACAGTCATTATCCTGCAAGAAAAAAAACAATTCAAGCTAATCGTCTTCCCAATCATTTAGAACTAATATGTAAACTACTTGATGTTGACTTTATAACACATACTCATGAACATTATACCAAATATCGTGATGTCGAAACTTCTTTTTATTCTACAAGACATTGGTTATTAGCAATGTGTAATGCATCATTGAGATTTTCAAAAGTTAAAAATTTCTATTGGGGAGCAAATAGTGGTATGTTAGAGTTCAATGATGGATTAGGAGACTGTTCTATAGTCGACCCTACAAAGTATCAGGTTCAAAATGTATTTGAGGCATTACAGAACATACCCCAAAAAGTAAAAGGATATCATGATGCAGATGCAAAACATCATGACGGAAGTTATAAACATTCTTTTGATTGGCCAATCAAACAAACAATATCAGCACCACTAATAGGTTGGACAAAAAAACAGCAATGGGATTATATAAGAGATGATATAAAACCATTAGTTCAAAGTTGTATACATTTTACTAATTGTGGTAAATGTATGAAATGCGAAGAATTTGAATTATTAAATGTCACTAAATAATAAAAAAGGAGATTATGATGCCAGTGAAATTCGGTAAAACTTCTATACAAATAGATAGAAATACAAAAAAGAAAACTATAGTTCATGACTATATGAAATGCAAATCTAATGCAGAGTTGATAGATGCGTATAACAAACCAGTTATACCTAAACTCAGACAAAAGGTTAAAAATGAAATGGTCAGAAGAAACATAAAGGGTCTTGCAAATATAACCTTTAGCTAGTATAATTACTAAATACTATTGTGACACACAATTGTCACATAACAGAAACAATTACGACACAAAGAGTAAGTAGCGAAAGCGAAGTCCAGTTGTCAGATAGTTTCTAACATAACAGGAGATAACAATGCGATATTATGCATCATTGTCTGCCGAGTATCTAAAGACACAAGCAGACAAACTACACAACCTTATGAAATGCGGAAGATTACAGAATGTAATCAGAGACATTTATTAAGTTTTTTTTAAAAAACCCCTTGAAAAATCTGTAAGAAGACATATATAATAGTAGTACGAGAACTTCAAAAGAGCTCGGATTTGGAACTAGGATTGGGCAACGCCGACATCTAGTGACCCCAAGTCTTCAAAAGAGCTCGGTTCTCTGCTACCCTAATGCTCAATAGAGGTTAGGTAACATAACTTGCTTTAAATAGGAGAAAATATGACAGCAATAGATAACTTTGGTCAGTTCAGACCATTCACAATAGGATTCGATAAACTCTTTTCAGACATGGAGAGAATCTCGAATATTAACGATAACTTCCCACCTTACAATGTAATCAAGTCTTCTGAAGAGTCTTACATCATTGAACTTGCAGTAGCAGGATTTAGTAAAGATGAATTATTCATTGAGTTTAAAGATTCAGTTCTTAAAGTCGATGGTAAGAAAGAGACTAGGGAGATTGACTTTGCACATAAAGGTATTTCTGAGAGAAACTTTGCAAGAAGTTGGACTCTTGGTGAATATGTAAAAGTAAAGGGTGCAGAAGTTAAAGATGGTATGCTCATCATCTCACTCTTAAAAGAGATTCCAGAAGAAGAGAAACCTCAAGTAATTAAAATTAAATAATTTTAAAAACCCCCTTGAAAAGTATGCAGTCTTTTAGTATACTGTATACATGCGGAGTTAGTTTAAAGTAAAACACTTTACTTCCAGTTAAGAGATTCTAGTGCAATTCTAGAACTCCGCTCCAACTTTATTATGGAGAACGATATGTCTTACCCTTATAACAACGGCATGCTTTGTGTCGGAGATGAATTTCCTTCCTTTGAATTACAAGGAGTTAATTCTAACAATGAGATTGTACCGGTCTCAGTAGAAGAGAGTTATACACCACATAAACATGATTGGTCAGTAATTTACTTCTACCCTAAAGACTTTACATTTATTTGTCCTACCGAAATTTCTGCAATGGATATTTTGACAAGTGAGGCAAATGTGATAGGTATATCTGGCGATAATGAGTTTTGTAAACTTGCATGGAAACAAAGTAATGAGTTGATTGGAAACATTCAACATACATTAGCTGCAGACTGTGGTCTGTATCTTTCAGAATCTTTGGGCATTATCAACCAAGAAGAAGGAGTCTGTTATAGGGCAACTTTCATTGTTGATAAACAAAGAGTCGTACAACATGTATCAGTAAATGCACTAGATACAGGTAGAAATGCAGACGAAGTTTTAAGAACCTTACAGGCACTTAAGGCAGGTGGTCTAACTGGATGCTCATGGCAACCAGAAGATGATTTTGTAGCATAACACAAAAACTCACTAGACAGGAACCCAAGTTCATCGTATAATGGACTTGGGTTTTTTATTATGTTAATACTTTCAAAACAAGATGCTGAATATGTAGGTCAAATTTTTATTGACTACTATTCCAATTTCGATAGAATAGATGATTATCTTCGCAAAGTCAAATTAGAAAAGATGGCAGAAAGACCTGCATCTTTATTTGGTATGGGACCAGAAGATGATATGTTTCAAGACTTTACTATGCACCCAAATGATATGGAGTTTGTTTGCAGAGAGATGCCAATCTATGATGATTACATTGACATAGTTGCATCTCAAATGATACAAAAGTCTATACCAGGCAAAACTTTAAAGTGGGTAGTTTATGAAAAGAATACGAATAAGATTGTGGGATTTATTAGATTTGGCAGCCCTACTATTAATAGTAAACCTCGTAATGAGTTCTTAGGTAAACCTCTAAATACGACAGACAAAGATACGATGAAGAGATTCAATGATTCTACAATCATGGGTTTCAATATCATACCAACTCAACCCTTTGGTTTCAATTATCTAGGTGGTAAACTTCTTGCCGCCATTTGCACTTCGCATTACGCCAGAAGAGCATTGAACAAAAAGTATAATACAAAGTATTGTATGTTTGAGACTACATCATTATATGGTTCAAGTAAATCATCATCAATGTATGACGGCATGAAACCTTATTTAAGATTCATTGGTCTAACTGATTCAGACTTTGTACCAAGTATCAATGATGAGAAATATCATCATCTCAAAGAATGGTTTGAGAATAAAAACAATGGCGTACCTTTAGTAGATGCAGAGGCATCAAGTAGAAAGTTGAAGACACAAGGTAAGATGATATCTATTATAAGAAACTCACTTGAGAAAAATGATAGTGAAATGCTAAGACCATTCAAACAATGTTTTGTAGATGCAAAGAATCTTACAGAAAGAAAGAGACAATACTTAGGCACATATGGTTACAAGAATGTTAAAGAGTACATGAACTCAGAGACAGATACCTTAGAGAAGAATGTAAACTTTGATAGATTCGAATTAGAGAATGTAATCACATGGTGGAAAAAGATGGCAACAAAACGATATGAAAATTTACAGAGAGATGGTAGACTAAGAAATGAACTAGAAGTTTGGTCTAAGAATCAAAACATAGATATTATAAGATGAAGACAAAAGGATTTACATGCGGATGTTTTGACTTGCTACATGCAGGTCATATCGTCATGTTAAAAGAGGCAAAAGAAAATTGCGAATATTTAATCGTGGGTTTACAAACAGACCCTAGTATTGATAGACAAGAAAAGAACAAACCTGTTCAATCAGTCTATGAGAGATTCGTTCAATTGCAGGCAGTAAAGTATGTTGATGAAATCATACCATATGATACTGAACAAAGTCTGATTGACTTATTAGAGTCAACAGAGATACATTTGAGATTCGTGGGAGAAGATTATACTGAAAGAGATTTCACAGGTAAAGGTCTACACGAAATTTATTATACAAACAGACAACACTCTTTTAGTAGTAGTGGTCTAAGACAAAGGGTGACACAATCATGAATATAACAATAGCAAGACTTCGTTCATTTGTAAAATACAATGGACCTTTAGAAACAGTATTAGATAGTTTCTTTGAAAACTATGTGAAGTGGATGAAAGCAAATCCACAACATAATTACGATACTTACAATGTATCATTCGATAATGTCAGACCTAAAAGAACGCCTGAGACTATAGAATGGGCAGACTGTATTGTAATACCAAGTGATTCAGAATTCAGATATCATGGTGAGTTGCAGATGAACCCTAAAGACCTTGCAAAGTCAAATGAACATATGGATGCAATTAGACCTTTCTTTGAGGGTAAACATGTTATCATGTTCTGTAGTGATAGGGCAGATACAGAAGAGTTATATATCAATGAAGTATTCAAAGGTATCAATTTAAAATCATTCACTAAAATCGATGAGATAGATTTCAGTGGAAACATTCACGGCATGAAGTATCACTTTATAAATACTTTAAAAAACCCATTGGCCGAAATGGTTGGGTCATCTAAGACTCACGACTTTGGATATTGGGGTCGTATGAAACACGGCCACGATAGAGAGAAGACCATTCGCCAAATTTATCGTAGTGACCTTTCATGCCAACTTATTGGTGGTATGCCATCTGGTGTAGAGAGAAAGTCTAAATGGATAAAAGACTGGAAGAAACTCTATCCTTTGTTAGAGGGTTGTAGAGAAACATTGTGTTTCAATTGGTTAGATGAAACTGCAACCACCTCTAGATATGTTGAGGCACTTGCAATAGGTATTGTACCCTTTGTATGGAGAAACTATGATTGCAACAATACATATAGAATTGATAAGTGGCAGAGAGTTTACACATTTGAAGAGTTCCTAGAAAAATCATTAGAGTTGAGAGATGATACCTTTAGAGAAGAAAAACTAGAACTGGCAAGACAAAACTATTCAGAAGTTCATCTATCAGAAGAGGAATACTATGAAGAGTTTGCGAGGAGAATGAACGATGCTTTTTAAAGAAGTATATCAAGTTGTAGAAAGTCCACTTGAAAAAGATGCAGGCATTGAACTTGTAAGTGGTGAGTGGAAAGGTTTAGTATATCAATATGGTGATGTACAGTTTGTCAATGGCGAACCTCAAATGAACTTCAAAAGAAACATAAGAAGGATGCCAGAAGGTGTCGAAGGCACAGAGGAGGCAATTCAAGAATTACTAAATAATAGTGAATTAAACAATCTCATGGGTGATATTCTAGTTGAATTAATTCAAGAGCAAATCAAAAGAGAAGAGGAATCAAAAAATGGCAAGAAGTAATCTCAAATTTACAAAAGTAGAAGACGGCGTAACCGTTGGATACTATTTTAATTGTGAAGAAAGTGACTATGAAACTTTCAAAGCTGATAAAGAATCAGAGGGTTATACATTCGATTCGAATAAAACTCCAGAACCAATTTCAGAGTAATTAATTAGGAATTAATAATGAATAAAGATGTTTTAAAAGAACAAATTAAGAGACATGAAGGCGAAGTCCTTGAAGTCTATGAAGATTCTCTAGGGTACTTAACCTTAGGGGTTGGTCATCTTATTAGAGAAGATGATGCAGAATTTGGAGAACCAGCAGGTACTCCAGTCAGTCAAGAAACTGTCGATAGATACTATGAGGCAGACTTTGACAAACATGTTGATGAAACTATACACCTATTCGAATCTAAGGGTGGTGAAGACTTCTATAGTCTTCCAGAAGACATTCAACATGTACTAGTCAACATGACATTCAACTTAGGTGGAAGTCGTTTTGGTAAATTTAATAACATGTGGAAAGGAGTTGTTTCATGCGATTGGGAAAAAATGGCAGTCGAAATGGAAGACTCAAAATGGTTCGGTCAAGTTGGAAGAAGGTCAGTAGAACTACAAGACATGGTTCGAAATTGTGAATAGTGTCAAATGTATCAGATTAGATACAGGTGAAGTTCTGATTGGATTTGTAGAGAAGAAGTGGAATGGAGATTATATAATCTCAGAAGCTCAAGTATGTGTAATGGAGGTAAAAGATGGAACTATGGAAGTCAATTTGGCGCCGTGGATTCCCTTTGCCAAAGATTACACCTTCACAATCAATTCAGGCCTCATACAGACGGTGTTTGAAGCAAAGCCCCAACTCGAAACTAATTTTAAAGTTGCGACAGGCAACAACCTCCAAAGAGGCAAAGTAAGAAAATAATTATGGTAGACTTTATGAATAGAGTTCTCGTTGCACAGGTCAAACAGGCCGATGCTCAGATTGAGAAACACAAAATAAATATTGAAGTATTAACAAAGAACGCAGTTGGTGTCGCAGAACATCCTGACACAATGGAAACAGTAGAGAAAGAACTAGAAAAGATTTCATACTGGACAGATATTAAGTCAGCAGTTGTTAATAATTTCGACTTCGAATCTAAAAGAACATTGACAGAATAGACCTACTGTAGTATACTTACAGTATGGATTTTTACACAAATGTATGTCGCACTCGTGACAAAATATTAGCGATTGGTTATCAGAACGGAAAGAAACAAAAACTTTCCGTATCTTATCGTCCAAATCATTTCATTCCCTCAAAGAAAAGCGCTACGCCTTACAAGGCACTTGACGGCAGACCACTAGATGTAGTCAACTTAGACTCAATGGGTGGTGCAAGAAAGTTCAAAGAAAAGTATCAAGGCATAGACGGTTTTGAAGTTCATGGTTACGATAGGTATGTGTATACTTACATATCAGATAAGTTTCCTGGCAAGATAGACTTTGATGCAAATGCAATCAAAATTGCCACACTTGATATTGAGTGTGAATCAGAAAATGGTTTTCCAGAACCAGGCGAAGCAATAGAAAAGGTCAACGCAATCTCAATCAAACCATTCGGTAAGTCTTGTGTTGTATTTGGTCTAGGTGAATGGGAAACAGAATCAGATGTAATCTATATCAACTGTAAAAATGAGGCACATCTACTAACAGAGTTTATTAAATACTGGCGACAAGAATGGTTCGATATCATTACTGGTTGGAATGTAGATGCATTTGATATGACTTATCTTTGTAATAGAATCGATAGACTATTCGGTGAAGATGCACACAAAAAGTTATCGCCATGGAATATGTCTTCTAGTAGAGAGTTTTTACAGAATGGTTATCAGAAGACTCAGATATTTGACTTGTATGGTGTCAACATCGTAGACTACTTAGAACTATATCGTAGGTCTACTTTTCATAACCAAGAGTCATACAAACTAGATTACATCGCTCACTTTGAATTAGGTAAGAAGAAACTAGATTATTCAGAGTATGGTTCATTGCATACCTTATACAAAAACAATTACGCAAAGTACTTAGAGTATAATGTTAAAGATGTTGTTCTCGTAGAAGAACTAGAAGACAAACTAGGTTTCTTAGACTTGACTCAGGCAATGGCGTATGATGCCAAGTGTAATTACATCGACACATTCGGTATGGTTAAGTATTGGGAAACAATCATCTACAACTTCTTAAAAGAACAAGGAGTTCAAACACCACCTCAAAAACGAAACGAGAACAAGACGAATCAGATTGCAGGTGCCTATGTTAAAGAACCAATCACTGGTGGTCATAATTGGGTTATGTCATTTGACTTGAACTCTCTATATCCTCATTTGATTATGCAGTGGAATATTTCACCAGAGAAAATGATTAAGGGTCATAGACAAGATACGAATGTAGAATTGATGTTGCACAAGAAAGTGGACTTATCTATTGCTAAGAAGATGAACGCTACAGTCGCACCCAATGGTGTAATGTTCACACGAGATAAACAAGGTTTCTTTCCTGAGATTATGGAAGTCATGTACGATGAGCGTAAGGCGTGGAAGAAAAAGATGATTGAGTATCAGAAAGTCAAAGAGAAGACTTCTGACCCTAAAGAGATTAAGAAACTAGATACTCTTATTAAGAGGGCATACAACAATCAACAAGTAAGAAAGATTGCACTTAACTCAGCATATGGTTCTATGGCGAATCAGTGGTTTGCTTTCTTTGACCCAAATCTTGCAGAGGCAATTACTTATTCTGGTCAGTTAGTTATCAAATGGTCAGAGAAGATAGTCAACGAATATCTAAACAAGATACTTAAAACAGACAATGAAGATTATGTCATTGCAATGGATACTGATTCAATTTATCTCACAATGGATAAATTCGTAGAAACAGTTATGCCTGGCGAAACAGACAAAGACAAGATATGTGATTTCTTATCTAAGGCAGAGTCTAAGATAGAAGATGTACTTGATGCAGGTTTCGAAGACCTTGCAGATTATACCAATGCATATCAACAGAAAATGGAAATGGGTCGTGAAGTAATTGCAGACAAAGGTATATGGACTGCAAAGAAAAGATATATTCTAAATGTATTTGATAATGAGGGTGTTAGACTAGAGACACCTAAACTCAAACTTATGGGCATTGAGACTGCAAAGTCATCAACTCCTTTGTGGGTGAGACGAAGACTAGAAGATGCAATTAAGATTGTCATGCGTGGTGATGAACAGCAGTTATGGGACTTTGTAGAAACTGCAAGAAAAGAATTCAGAGAACTTCCGCCAGAAGATGTTGCATTCCCTAGAGGGTGTAAAGGTCTCATTCAGTATGCAGACCCAACTCACATCTATGGCAAGGGTACACCAATTCATGTCAGAGGTTCATTACTATTCAATCATAGACTTAAAGAAATGAATCTACTGAAGAGATATGAACCTATTCAAAACGGTGAGAAGATTCACTTTACATATCTTACTATGCCAAACCCTATCAATGAGAATGTGATATCATTCACTAACTCATTACCAAAAGAATTTGATTTACATAGATTTGTAGATTATGATTTGCAGTTTGATAAATCATTTATCGAACCATTACGAAACATCATAGGACATATTAACTGGAATGTAGAACCAGTTGCGAGTTTAGATTCCTTTTTTGGATAAATAACTCTATGGCATACTCAAAAAAAGTAGTCGATAGATTCGAAGAAGTCTTGAACAATCCATCAAAACATGGAGTCGGAAGATTCGACCCAAATGACCCAAATGTAGTGACCGGTTTAGCTGGTGCACCTGCATGTGGTGATGTAATGAAATTAGATTTAAAAGTAAATCCTGATACTGAAGTTATTGAAGATGTCAAATTTAAAACTTATGGGTGTGGTTCTGCTATTGCAAGTTCATCTTTATTCGTAGAACTCTTAATGGGTAAAACCATGACTGAGGCACAACTGATTAAAGATAAAGAAATTGCAGATGCATTAGAACTACCGCCAATCAAATTGCATTGTTCTGTTCTTGCAGAAGATTCTATAAGAAAGGCATTGAAAGATTGGGCAGAAAAAACTGCACATAGAAAACATAATCAGGTATAAAAAATGTATAGATATAAAGTAAACATAGTGAAGGTAGTCGATGGTGATACAGTAGATGTAGATATTGATTTAGGGTTCGGTATGGTGTATAAAAAACAGAGAGTAAGAATGTTAGGCATCGATACTCCTGAAAGCCGAACAAGAGATTTAGTAGAAAAGAAATTTGGTAAAGCATCTAAAAAACATCTTAAAACAATTTTAGAAGAAGCAGAATCAATCGAACTAGTATCACACGATAAAGGAAAGTTTGGAAGAATCTTAGGAGATTTGTTCATTGGTTCAAATGAAACATCTGTAAATCAACAGATGATTCTTGACCACCATGCAGTCGCATATACAGGTGGTAATAAAGAAGAAACTGAAGCTGCCCACATGGCAAACAGAGAAGTATTACTAGAACAAGGTGTTGTAGTTTTAGAGACACAATCAGAGTTAGAACTATGACAATCCATATAATGGATATATTTTACATGATTATGATTGCAATCATATTTGGTTTTATAATTCATTTAGAAACTCAATGTAAAATGATACTAGAAATTTTAGAACAACAATCTAAATACAAAAGTTGTCGTGAAGACTTTCCAGAATTAGAAGAAAACCTACTAGACAAATAACACATCTTCTAGTATACTAGATTAGTATATTACATATTATGGAGAAGTGAAATGTCATTTATAAAAGATTTAGTCAAAGCATCAGGCAATGAATACGCAGGAGTAGTTTCCGATGGCGTCAATGCTGGTGATGTAGATTCATTCGTAGATAGTGGGTCGTACATATTTAATGCTTTGCTGAGTGGGTCACTATATGGTGGTCTACCCAAAAACAAAATCACCGCAATCGCTGGTGAATCAGCAACAGGTAAAACTTTCTTTGCATTGGGAATGGTAAAACAATTCCTTGCAGATAATCCTGAATCTGCTGTTATCTACTTTGAGTCAGAGTCCGCAATCAGTAAAGCAATGATTGAAGAAAGGGGTATAGACTCAGATAGAATTGTTATCGTGCCTGTGGTAACAGTACAAGAATTCAGAAATCAGGCAATCAATATTCTCGACAAGTACTTAGAGACACCAAAGGATGAAAGACCTCCGATGATGTTTTGTTTAGACTCACTTGGTATGTTATCAACTACCAAAGAGATACAAGATACTGCTGACGGAAAAGAAACCAAAGACATGACTCGTGCCCAAATTACTAAGGGTGCATTTAGAGTATTAACTTTAAAACTAGGTCGTGCAGGTGTTCCAATGATTGTGACTAATCATACATATGATGTGATTGGTTCTATGTTTCCTCAGAAAGAAATGGGTGGGGGTAGTGGTCTCAAGTATGCCGCTAGTTCAATCATCTATCTTTCAAAAAGAAAAGAAAAAGAGGGTACAGAAATCATTGGAAATATTATACACTGTAAGAACGCCAAATCAAGATTGACTGTAGAAAATAGAATGGTCGATGTAAGATTAACATATGACTCAGGCTTAGATAGATACTATGGTCTGCTAGACATGGCACTTGCAAGTGGTGTATTCCAGAAGTCAAGTACAAGGGTGTTATTACCAAATGGCAAAACAGAATTTGGTAAAACAATTAACAACAATCCCGAAAAGTATTTCACTCCAGATGTAATGGAGAGATTAGAAAAAGTCGCAAACAATTATTTTAAGTATGGAAGCAATGAGAATAGAACAGACAATCCTGAAGAACCTGATTCAGAGTGAACAGTTTACACGAAAAGTAATTCCTTTTCTTAAACCTGAGTACTTTGCCGATTCATCTGAGCAGTTGGTGTATAACGAGATAAAATCTTATTTCGAAAAATACACCAAGAGCCCAACACTCGAAGCACTTCTCATAAACCTAGACAATGATACATCTCATTCAGAGAATATCATTACAGGTTGTAAAGAGTTGTTGGGCTCAATGCCAGAAGAAGAGACACCAATAGATTGGTTAGTAGATGAAACAGAGAAGTGGTGCAAAGATAGAGCAATCTATATTGCAGTCATGGATTCAATCGAAGTCATTGATAAGAAGTCGCAAAGGTCTACAGGTGAGATACCAGAACTATTGAAAGATGCATTGTCAGTATCATTTGACCAACACATTGGTCATGATGTCTTAGAAGATGCAGAAGAACGATATGAGTTCTACACAACAGAAGAAGAGAAACTTCCGTTTGACTTAGAATACTTCAACAAGATTACCAAAGGTGGTTTACCCAATAAGACATTAAACATTTGTCTCGCAGGTACTGGTGTTGGTAAATCTTTATTCATGTGTCACATGGCTGCAAGTGCATTGATGATGAACAAGAATGTACTTTATATTACACTTGAAATGTCAGAAGAAAGAATTGCAGAGAGAATAGATGCAAACATTATGAATGTACCTATGAAAGATTTGCCTGATATGTCTAAGAAAGAATACGGCAAGAAGATTGGTAGACTTAAATCTAAGACTCAAGGTAAACTTATTGTAAAAGAATATCCTACTGCAGCCGCCCATGCAGGTCACTTTAGACATCTATTACAAGAACTAGAGATTAAGAAAGACTTCAAACCCGATATCATCTTTATCGACTATCTAAACATATGTGCCTCTCAGAGAATTAGACCAGGTGCTGGGGCAAACTCTTATACACTAGTTAAGAGTATTGCAGAAGAACTTAGAGGTGTTGCAGTAGAATGTGATGTGCCTATTATGAGTGCAACACAAACAACAAGAAGTGGTTTTGGTTCTACTGATATTGGTCTTGAAGATACTTCAGAATCATTTGGGTTACCTGCAACAGCAGACTTGATGTTTGCATTGATTACATCTGAAGAACTAGAAGAGTTAGACCAACTCGTAGTGAAACAGTTAAAAAACAGATACAATGACCCTACAATCTTTAAGAGATTTGTAATAGGTATCGATAGAGCAAGAATGAAACTCTATGATGTAGAACAAGAGGCACAAGAAGAATTAGTAGATGGCGAAATGTTAATCGATGATAGTATACCTGTCGCTGATAGGGCAAGACCTTCAACTAAGTTTAACGATTTTAATATGTAATTATGGAACCATTTGTACAAAAACAATTCGATGAATATCAGGCCAATAGGGTCGAGAAAGACATCGTATCAAAAGAAGAACTCAGAGAACTACTGATAAAAGATTTATCATTCGTATCTAAAATGGGTGTAGCAGAATACACCTTATATCAGAAGTACCAAGAGATACACATGAAGTATCCGACACAAACAGTTTCTACATTGTTTGGCGAAGAGACTAACTTTGTTAATGAAGACCACTTAAAACTTATCAATGAGACTAAGAACAACATATGGTTTCCTAATTCATACGAAGACTTTGAGAAACTAGAACCAGAACTGATTTATACAGACTCGAACAAAGATAGACAGTCTGCTGGTACTCTTACAGAGAAATGGAATTGTCTTAGAACAATGACACACTCACAAAAGAACTCATCAAACATAGGTAGAAATCTACATTACATTGTTAGAGACAAAGTGACCGAGAAGTATCTTGGTGTTATCTGTATTACAGGTGACTTTATTGACTTAACACCTAGAGATGATTACATTGGGTGGGAAAGAATATACAAAACGAATAGTGGTAAACTAAACAACAGCGCCATAGGTTCAAGTATTCTACCAACACAACCACTAGGGTTCAATTACACTGGTGGTAAACTCATGGCATTGTTATGTACTGCCGATGTGATACAGAAACAATGGGAAGAAAACTACGGAGATAAACTAGTCGGTATGACTACTACATCTCTCTATGGTAAATCTAAGACAGGTGGGTTATCACAATACGACAGACTCAAACATTGGAAGAAAATGGGATACAGTCAAGGTTCATTATCATTTGAAATGACCAAAGAGACTGAAAGAAAGATGCTAGACTATGCAGAACACCATTTCAATGAGAGATACTTCTTATTGTATGTTGCAAAGAGAGAAAGTGGTCAGACTCTTAAGAGAGACCATAGAAATCGTATGAGACAATTCATGTACTCGCAACTTAAGATACCAAAAGAGTTGCAGAAGTCAGACCATCAAAGAGGTATCTACTATTCTTGTTTCTATGAAAACACTAGAGAATTTCTTAGAGGTGAGATAGAACAAGACCAATTGATAAGAAACAACAATGATGGTTCAGTCGAAACACTTACTCAGTTATGGAAAGATAAGTATGCGGCTAAACGAATAAATAACCTCATGAACGCAGAGAGACAAAACTTAACAGAAACATTATTCTATGATGATATTGTATCTATGTCATGGGATGAATGTAAACACAAATACTTAGGGGCAGTAGGAAGATGAACATTATAGATATGATACCAGTGACAGCAAAGAAACAAGTTAAGGTCGATAGAGATACCTACAGAGAGTTTACAGAGGCAGTTGATAGATTGGCATCACAAGGTGTTGAATTGCCACACTCAGTAGAATTTTTAAGAGAGACCGATGAATTTAAGATTGAACTCTTAGATGCAAATAACATTGACTTAGAACATTTAGACACGCTACTGTAGCTCACTCGGTAGAGCAGCTGATTTGTAATCAGCAGGTAGTCAGTTCGATTCTGACCAGTAGCTCCAATTAGGATATATTATGAAATATGAATTAGACTTAATGCGACCAGAATATGCAGAAGGTTGTCATAGAGTACAACATTCAGGCATACATCATCACCATTCAGAACTATGGCACCTAGAGGCATGGAAATGGATTGGGATAAACATGAGAGATGCTTGGGTAATCAAACACGAAAACAAAGTGATTGGTTATTTTGCAGGTATGGTGCAATTCGTAAATGAACCTGAAGACGAACATTACGGTGAAGGATTGGGTTACTTCGGTGCAGATATCTGTTTAGATATGGATCCTGAACGAAAGTATCCTGATGCCATGAATCAATTGTTTGCTCGTATATGTGACATTCATCCTTACATAACTGGTTATTGTGGAGAAGACAATCAACCATTAATCGATTTCACCAACAAATGGGGTTTTGACAGGTGGAAAACTAATCCAGACAGTAATCTTCTTTACTGTCGCAACTTCACTGATAATCCCAAAGCACAAGCTCTAAGAGATAAACATAGAATTAATCACGCCTAGGGGTTGACAGCAGGCCTTACTTTTTAGTATCCTTATTCCATGATGAAGAAAGGAGATAATATGAGTAATCAAGTTAATGATAATATCAAAGAAGATATTATGGAAAACATCTTAGAGATGGCAGATAAAGATATCTGGAATGTAATCTTTGCAATAGAGAAAGAATTCGGTATTGAAAATGTACCAAGTCCAGTGGGTGGTGAACATGGGTTTATCGCAAAACTGTTCGAACTTAGGTTCGAGGAGGCATGTCAATGAGTTTGTTTAACGGTTACATAGAAGAGGGTTTAGATACCTGTAAATATGTCAAAGACGGTATGGAATATACTGCAATCATCAAAAAGGTTAGTGATAATTCTTTACTAGTCAAACCAATTCAAAAGACTAACTGGAAAGATGTTTTCCAGAACAATCTACAAAATACATTTGAACACATGATACTACACATCAAAGAGTTTGATGAGATTAAACTCGAACTCTGGATGGATGGTAGGGGTTGCGATAACTCCGCTATCGGTGTTTCAGGTTGTTATGAACCTTACACATGTTTGTCATGGTAGGGTTGACAATGACCTTCACTTTTTAGTAGAATGGAACAGTAATAAAAAAGGAGACTGATATGAGAAACCAATATGTAATAACCACCCAAAATGTCGAAGAGTACGGCACTAACTTCCATAAGTTTAAGGGAGGTTCTGATTATGTTATTGGGTTCGATGTCGAAACCCTTGTGTACGAGGAGAACGCATATGGTGAGGGCGAACACTCTTACTACCATTCACCTAGTTTGACTGAGGCAAGTGCAGCTGCACTGGTCATGAAACATGTCAACAGATACAATGGACTAAATGGTTCATTTGACTACATCACTTCAATCGAAGTGCAAGAAGGAGATTTTCGTTCTGATGAAATCGACAATCCTACATGGGTGGGTGATGTCTCAGAGTTAATAGGGGAGTTAGAATTACATGAAGTATCTTAAAGAGATTACCGATTGGTCAGACGCCAAATGTCCTGTACCAAATCACACCTACATTGTTAATGATGCACTGCATCTCGTAGGTTATATCAAGACTGGAACTAAAGAAGAGATAATCTTTAAGTCTCCAATGAAACAGTTTAGTAAATCTAGGAGGAAGTTTGTTGACCTTAAAAGGGGTTGACGGTGACCTTCATTTAATGCAATAATGGACACATGATAAAGAAACAAACAATAATTTTCGATGTTGACGGCACTATCGCTGATGTCGAACATAGAAGGCATTTTGTCAATGGTAATAACGATTGGCAGTCTTTTAGAGCAGAAACAGTAAACGATACTCCAGTTCAGTGGGTATGTGACATTGCAAAAAGATTCATTGCACAAGGTGACCAAGTTGCCTTCTTCAGTGCAAGAAATGAGTCAGAGAGGGAGATTACAGAGAAACAAATTGCAGAATGGATTGGCGACAATCACCAAGGTTTGTTCTTAAGACCAGATGGCGATTTCAGAAAAGATGATGAATTCAAATCTGAACTTGCAGATAAGTTCGAAGAATTAGGTGGCAAGATTGATTTAGTCTTTGACGACAGAAATCAAGTTGTCGAAATGTGGAGAAAAAGAGGCACTACAGTTGTCCAAGTTGCAGAAGGAGATTTTTAATATGACAATGAAAATAATGAATCCAAAAGATTTAATAGAACATCCATATAACAAAGAGTTATATCCAAATGGATGGTCTACCGAAGACGATGAGATGCAAGAACTTCGTAAGTCTATGAAAGCAAGACTTGATGCTGGCGAAGAGTTTCTCAACACAAGACCAATCAAAGCAGATGAAAAAAATGTTGTCTATGGTGGCAATCGAAGAACATATATCGCTAAAGAATTAGGTGGTAATGTTCAAGTTGAAACAACACCTTACACATTTAACCCTAATAACGAAAAAGATGATGAACTAGAATTGCTAGAGTCAGATAATGATGATAAGTCAACAGAAAGAAATGAAAAGAAATTGCAAATTGCGATACCTAAACTATCTAAAAGATTATCTGTTAAAAATGAAAGAAGTTTCAGAGAAACTGGTAAAGGTTGGTCAGTTAAAAATACATCCGAATTCAAAATTGCTTTTGGTATCAAGTGGGGCATTTCAGAAAAAACTTTAAAAGATGCATACAGAATATATGCAGAGTTTGATAGATTCGATTTACTTCAAGCAGTTGATGACCCAAACGATAAAACAACAATACATCAAGCATTAAAAATTGCTAGAGAGGGCACAAAAAAAGCAAGAAAAGTTGACCCAAATAAATTTAATGTGGTAGCATTTTTAAAAGGCGATGAACGAGCAGAAACTATTATTGAGAGAGCTAAAAGATACACAAAACAATACTCCGATAAAAGATTGACTACATCTATAACCACAGATGATGGCATTACATATGAAGTGCCAACTAATCCACAGTTTGGTTCTGAGAAACAATTTTTACTTACAGACATTAGTAATGCAACTCAATTTGGGTTTGCAAAATCATTTGACGAAACAGGTGACAATGCACTTACAACTCAAACAGGTATAAATTATGAAGATATAGTTTTTGTGAACAAGTGTAAAGCACAATATGAAGATGAAAGTTTAGAGATAAAGGCATTTACTTGGAAAGGAACTGCATCTAAAACTATGGCGACTGCTGGTAAAACTGCTTCTACTAAGTTATTTAATTCAAAACCTTTCTTACTTACAATGATGACCTCAGATTCTAGGGGTAATCCTACTGCTAACTCTAGGTACTTTCAAATGATTACATGGGTCACTAAAGATGATTTTAAATCTTCTGGCGACAACGCAACAATGACAATGCAAAAATGGTATGAGAATCACTTTGATAGACCAGAAGATTATATTGTCATTACAGGAGAAGTTTACGACAGCAACGGTAAACCAGAATTTAATTTTGCTCCGTTGATGTAAAAAGAATGTTCGGCCTGTAGCTCAGTTGGATAGAGCATCGGTCTTCTAAACCGAGGGTCAGAGGTTCGAATCCTCTCAGGTCGGCCAAAAATTGTGATATAAATAATAGATTATGACGAAGAACTTAAAACCTAAAGAAGTATTGTCAGTACTTCAAAAGAAGGTGCAACTAAAGAGAGACATTAAAGAACTCAAGTCTGTTGGTGAAACCAAAAAGGCAGAGATATTAATGAAAAAAGTTTCTCAATTAGAAGAAAAATTGCACTCTAGACCGCTATCAAAAAACTAAATAGTAGTATAGAAATTTAACACGGAGATATAAATGGCAACAATTAGATATGATGCGTACTTAGCAGATATGCAATCAAAATTAATCGAATGGCAAAACAGGTACGATTTGATGGGTGGAGATGCAGGAACTTCCAGAACATTTTATTTCTATTCTAAAGATGCAGATGAAACAGATGATTCTATAATTGTGAGTTTATCAGAATCTTCAGACTTAACCGTAGACGATGTTGCACATTCACATAAGATATTTGAATGGACAGGCACTGGAGACATTATAGAAGCTCTTAATGCATGGAGAACTGCAAATCCAGACGCCACATCAGGCGGAATGTATTCATATTGGAATCAAGATAAAAAGAGTGAATCAGAAATCGATGATGAAAAGATTGTCGCCTATAATGCAGTACAATCAATTACCGCTAATATATCTTTTGCTACAACGCTGTTAGAAGGCGATGCAGACGCCACTTTCGAAACACCATAGCTTTCAAAATACATAAATAGTAGTTATACACAACAATGTGATAACTACTTATGGCCGTTAAAAATCTACATTTAGAACATTTAGAAGATGAAATCATCAATAACGGTATTGATGGTGGTCGTGCTTCTATAACCTTTCTACTCGCACTCAGAGACATGATGAAAGGAAATGCCAAGAAAAAATTCAACATGACTGTCAAATGGGATGGTGCACCTGCAATCTTTTGTGGAAAACATCCAGAAGACGGCAGATTCTTTGTCGCAAAGAAATCATTATTCAATAAAGAACCTAAGTTCTATTGTTCAGTATCAGAAATTAAGAACGCATCTGAACTATCTGGAGACTTAGAGAAGAAGTTCATAGACTCATTCGAGTATCTATCTAAACTATCCTGGAATAAAGTAATGCAAGGTGACTTGATGTTTACTCAGGCAGATAAGAAGATGAAGAAAATAAATGATGTAGAACACATTACATTTCAACCTAACACAATCATGTATGCTGTACCAGTTCAATCAGAATTAGGTAAACAGATTGCAAATGCCAAGTATGGTATAGTATTTCATACGACATACGAGGGTTCAAGTATAGATGATTTGGGCGCCTCATTCGGTGCAGATATATCTTCTTTAGGTCATAACAATGATGTATGGATTGATGATGCAACCTTTAAGAATGTTGCAGGTAATTCTACACTCACAGGAAAAGAAACACTTAAGTTATCTACTCTACTTACTAAAACAGGTAAGTCATTTCATAAAATCAAAAGACCTTCACTGATTAAGTTTATGAAGATACAAGACACCATTGCATCTAAAGGTGCAGGTGCAACATACAAAACATACATGAACGCCCAAATAAGAAAGGGTAAGTTCAATCTAAACTATAATGATTATCTTAAACACTTTGAGAACTATTGGAAAACAAAAGTGGTTGGTGCAGTAAAGATGCAGAAGACAAAAGATATCAAAGAACAAATAGGTAAAGACCTTGTCAGAGATATCAGAAGTCTTAAACCATTCATAACTGCATTGACAGAGTTTCAAGTAGGCATGGTTGAGGCGAAACAGATTATCATAGATGGTTTAAACAAAGCAAAATCAATCGGCACATTCGTAAGAACACCCACAGGTTTAAAAGTAGTAAATCCTGAGGGATATGTTGCAATCGATGATGACGGTAAGGCAGTGAAGTTAGTAGACCGTATGGAGTTCTCACTAAATAACTTTACAGCTGCAAAGGCATGGGACAAATAATGAAAACATTACAATCATTCATATCAGAGGCGAAACAAAGACCCGCTGTTTTTTCATTCGGAAGGTTCAACCCACCCACAATTGGGCATGGTAAACTTGTCGATAAACTAAACAAGGTATCAAAGTCAGTAAAAGGCGACCCAATGATATTTACTTCTCACTCAAATGATAAGAGAAAAAATCCACTGAATCACAAAACAAAGATTCAGTATCTAAGAAAGTTCTTTTCTAAGAAGGTTGGTGTACCAGATGCAAACGCCAGAACAGTATTCGATGTCGCAAACGCATTACACAAACAAGGTTATACTAGTATCACTATGGTTGTTGGTTCAGATAGAATCAGAGAATTCGAAACACTACTTAAGAAATACAATGGTGTAAAGGCAAGACACGGTTTCTATAAGTTCGATGATATAAACATAGTTAGTGCTGGTGAAAGGGATCCAGATGCTGATGATGTGTCAGGTATGAGTGCATCTAAGATGAGGGCAGCCGCAGAACAAGATGACTTTGATTCATTCAAAGGTGGCGTGCCAGATAAAAAACTCGCAGACAAACTATACAAAGATGTGCGTAGAGGTATGGGAATCGCAGAGGAGTCGTTCTCCACTCTACCAGACTACATGATTGAGGACTTACTTAGAGAAGGTGTATATGACCCAGGTATCTTTAAGGCAGTATTCTTCATGGGTGGTCCAGGTTCTGGTAAGTCAACAGTAGTAGATGGTTTGGGTTTGAAGGCATTAGGGTTGAAACTAGTCAATACAGATAAGTCATTTGAGAATGGTCTAAAGAAGGCAGGTCAAACCTTAGACTTAAATGCAGTACCTGCCGATATCAGAGACCCAATTAGAAAGAAGGCGAAGAGACAAACTACTCGATTGATGGACAGATACATTGACAATAGACTTGGTCTTATCTTCGATACTACAAGTGCAAACGACACTAAGATTAAAGCGTATAAGAACATGTTAGATAAACTTGGTTACGAATCTAAAATGGTGTATGTCAGTACATCACTTCCAAACGCATTGGCAAGAAACAGTTCAAGACCAAGACAATTACCAGATGCGATTGTTAAGAAAGATTGGAACAATTCACAAAAGAATATTGCATCTATGCAGAAACTATTCAAAAGAGACTTCATGCAAGTATCAAATGATGATGATTTAGATTCTTTAAAAAGAAAAACTAACTCAGTCTTTGGTAAATTGATGGCATGGTCTACATCATTTCCTGGAAACACCAGAGCAACACTCTGGAAACAAAGACAACTATTAACAAAGAAATTACATAAATAGAAGTATGACTACATTATTTAAAAGAATCTTAGAACAAAGAGTTAAACAAGACAAAGACATTAAAGATAAAGAAGGTTCACAACCTGCAAAATATCATAGTGGTTTGTCTAAAGACACTAAACAAAAACGAGATGCACACTTTAAGGCAAAGAAAAGTGGACCTGCACCTGGTGATGATGAAGGTAAGACTAAGAAGTCAGTTCATACTAAGAAGTATGAAAAACAGTTTGGCGAAGAAACCGTGATAGTAGAAAAGATTACAGGTTTGGTAAACAAGGCAAAGAAATCAGGCATCTCATATGGTATTCTAAAGAAAGTTTACGATAGAGGATTGGCTGCATATAAGACTGGTCATAGACCTGGTACAACTGCACCACAATGGGCATTTGCCAGAGTGAATAGTTTTATCACTAAAGGTTCAGGCACATGGGGCAAGGCAGACAAAGACCTTGCAAACAAAGTTAGAGGTGAGTCATTCGTTGCAGACGAAGACTTCACAATGGACGAAGCATGCTGGGATGGTTACAAACAAGTTGGTACAAAAAAGAAAGGTGGAAAAGTAGTTCCTAATTGTGTGCCAGAAGAGACCGAGATAGAAGAGAACGCAAAAGTCAAAGCAATGTTAAGTAAGATGAAAGGTGTTTCATCTGCTCAGGCACAATTAATTGCACAAATACCAATACCTGTATTGACTCAAATATCACAGGCATTGGGTCAGTTAGTAATGGGCGAAGATACTGTAGAAGAAGATAGAGATTACAAAAAAGAGTATGAGAACTATCAAGGCAAACCAGAACAAATCAAAAGACGAGCTGCAAGAAATTCAGCTAGAAATCAGTTAAAAGACAACAAAGACATAAAGGGTAAAGATGTTCATCATAAAGATAACAACCCAATGAATAATGATAAATCAAATCTATCAATAGTATCTAAAAACTATAATAGAAAAGAACCTAGACTTAGAGAAAGACTAGTAAAACAGGGGATAATTAAAAATGGCAAAAGGTAATAAAACAGACAATGGTGTTCATCTAATGGGTACAGATGAAATGCTTGCCGCTTACAAGGCAGATACACCAGGTGAATTAGAAACATCTTATACTGAAAATGTAGACAAGATGATTAAGATTCAAGGTAAGAAGAACAAAGAAGGCAAGAAGAATCATATGTCTATGTTGTTTGATAATCCTTTAAAGGGATATCCTTACAATGAGTCAGTAGAACTAAAAGAACTTGAAGAAGAAATCGATGCACTGATTCTATCTGAAGCATTATCCAAAAAAATGAATATCCAAAAGTACGCAAAGAAAGTAGGATTTAATTCAGACGAAGTTCAATGGATTATGGACAACGAAGATGAAGACCATTACGAAAATAATAGTGCCATGAAAAATGAGTGGAGTGCATTATCATATCCTATCAGAACAGGTGATTACTACTTTGCCTTCATTGGTGACCGTATGACTGATACCTCTATCACCAAAGCAAATAACAAAATGAATGATGCCATGAGAAAGTATTTTCAAATGGGTCAAAAGAAACTAGAAACATTCTATGATGATGATGCAGAATACAGTAAAAAAGATATGCTCGCATCATACATGTGGAATGAAATGTCTCAGATATTTGAAAAACTACCTGCTGGTTTAGGCGCTGACGATACAATGACACGAGAATGTCTATACACTGCAATTAAACATATGACAGGCGATGGTGAGATTGTATTCGAACATACTACTATGGCAGATGACATAATCAACGAAGGTATGTTTAAGAATCTTGCAAAGGGTATCATGGGTAGAATTAGAAATAAACTTAGAAAAGTTAAAAAGAAAATCAAATTAGGCAAAAGAGCCAAAGATTTAATGGTGAAGTAATGATTAAGGATTTCAAGTCTTTATTCGAAGAAGAATCTACACCAGAAGTCATTTCTGAGGTAGACTCTATACAAACTAGAATGAAGAAACGCAGAGCAATGCGTAAGAACAAAGCGAAGATTGCCTTTGCACGAAAGAAGGCAATGAAGAGAAAGATTCTAGACCCAAAGAAACTTATGAAGAGGGCACAAAAACAAGCTCGAAGTAAGATTGCCTCAAGAATTCTAAAAGGTAAAAACAAAGCAGAATTGGGTATGGGTCAAAAGAGGGCTCTAGAAAAGATACTCGATAAGAAAACAAAAGCAATATCTAAACTTGCCAAGAAGATGTTGAAAGTCGTAAGACAAAAAGAAATGAACAAAGGCAAAAAGACATTAAAAGATATTGCACCAGGTAACGCAAAATGAAGATAAACACATTCAAGGGCATGGCAATCGATGACACATTGAGAGACTTGCAGATGACAGAAACAAATCTATTAGATAATCCATTCAGACTAGGTTCAATGATGTACTTTGAAGTAATCAAAGAGGCAAAAAAACTAGTTGCAGAAGGAAGATACAATCTTACAGAGATAGATAAACAAGTCTTAGAAACAAACTTAGGTGAGTATGATATCTATGAGAATGAACTTGTACCTCTAGATTGTCCTATGATGGAGATGAACGAAGAAGAAGATAAAGATGTTGCAATAGGTAAACCTAAAGCAGGCGGGCCTAAGAAGTTCTATGTCTATGTTAAAGACGGTGACAAGACAAAGAAAGTCACATTCGGAGATACATCAGGTCTATCAGTAAAATTTAAAGACCCTAAGGCAAGAGCATCATATGTCGCAAGACATAATTGTGATACTGCAAATGATAAAACCACACCAGGATATTGGTCATGTAGACTACCAAGATACGCAAAACAACTTGGTCTGAGTGGTGGTGGTTCATTTTTCTGGTAAAAAATAACACCTAAATATTTGTATGAAACCATACAGAGAACGAATAGAAGAACAACATGGTACAGGTCGAGAGTTCATATATCGAACATTCGAACCAAATATACT